AACTCGCCAGCAGTGTAAAGCAGGGCTGGCGTGCCGTTACGATACGCATAGCCATTGCTTGTGCGGATCGGCTGAGTGGCTTCGATTGTAAGGTTGGCGTCCCAGTAGACCTGAATCGGATTCTGTTCAGGGTCTTGGTTGATTGCACCGATATACAGGTATCCGTCATCCAGAGGCGTACCGTCTAGATCAGTGAATATTGGGTAAGGGCCAGTAACTTGAGTAAGTGCCATTAGAACTTAATCCCTTGCGTCTTTGGGCTTATAGCCGAAATTATGTTGTAGCGAAAGGTCATTGTGGCATTTCTACTGTCGGCGGTGCTAAAGTCGCTTCTGGCCCAACTGCTTCAGTTGCAAGAACTGGAGCGGTAACCGCTGGAGCAGACTTTACCACGTTCATCAGATAGTCTTTAGCCTTGTCGCCCTTTATACCGATGGTTGAAATGAAATCGCGGAATGGCTTGCTCATTGACACCTTATTGATTGCTCGATCAGGCGCATCGCCTTTTGTAGCTACATCGTTAAGCAGTCCTTGGAACTCAGGGCTAGAAAACATTTTGCCAGCAGCGCGAATAGCATCTGGACTACCCTTTGACATTGCGTCCATAACCTCTGGCGTAAGTAAACCAGCACCAGGAACCAAGCCCATAGCGCCACCTACCGCACGTTTTGCCAATGTGCTGTCCATTATACGAGCAATGATGCCTTCAGCGTTTAGAGATTCCACCAGTGCTTGATTAGCTTTGCCCGTGGTCAGGACGTTAGCACGAGCCTCAGTGATGCGCTTTGATACCTGATACAAGTCACGGAGCGTATCAGATGCTTTAGGGCCAAGGGCTTGCACGATTTCCTTGTATACTTGCGGATTGGCACGAAGCTTTGGATAGATGTCCGCAAACTCTGAGAAACCAAAGCCGCCTTTTTCAGCACCACGGGTTGAGCGTGTGACAGATGCAAGCGCAGTAGCCACAACTTCTTTGCGAAGATCGTCAGGAACAGTTTTCATGAGCCGCGCAAAGTCGCCAGCCTCACCCTTTGCGCCACTAGTGATAGCTGAACGCATCTTGTTGGCGATACCACCTTCAAGGTCTGTACCGAAAGCATTGACAATGCGGTCACCCAATGCACGCTCTTTTGCGTAGATAAGGTTAGCGCCACGCAGTTCCCGACGAACTTCTTCGCCAGCGACACGGCTTACGTTGTCTAACTGGTCAGATGCCAAGGCAGCATACAGCCTTTTCAGCGTTGCTTCGTCCATTGAACCATAGGGTGATTCTTGGCGCTTCAATGCCTTGCCAATCAGATTCTTTTCACGAATCAATCGACCATAGGTAATGTCGCCGCCGCCAGCTTCGCCCGTCTGGAACAATGCCAGCAGTTTCTTTTCTGGCGCAGTCATGCCTTCTTGACCAACTTCGCCAGCAATGTCTGTCAGGGTGGTGAACAAGTTATCTAGCTGCACAGGCGTTTGCTTTGGAACAGCAGCATCAACGCGCTTGTAAATCTCACCAGCTTGGTCATTTAATTCCTTGCGGGTGGTTGTTAAGCTATCCTTCACGCGCTGAGACACAACGCCTGGAGCAATCGCGCCTTCAACGAACTGTGCGTCAAACTCACGCATGATGTTATCGGCTTGATCGACAGCGTTAGAAACAGACGTTCTGAATCCAGCCTCTGCCTCACTGCCAGCAAGAGAGCGCGTCAATCCAATGGCTGCACGCACTTGTGGGTTGTCAGAGAAAACGTCAGCAGGAACATCAATGCCAAGACGCTCTGCCGCTGCTTTTGCTTCAGGATTGATTTGCGCTTGTTCAGCTATCTTGATTTGAGCGTTCTTTGCCGCTGCATTCGTGCCAGACGCTTTGTTAATCAAAGTGCCAAGTTCAGCCGCAGCTTCTTCTGGCGCAACAGCAGCAACTGGTGGAGCAACAGCTTCAACAGGAGCGGCCATGCCAGCAGCGGGAACCTCTGGGGTTATACCAGCTACAGGCACTTCACCAGCCGCAGTTCCACCACCGCCTAAGAAACGCTGCGCTAATGCACCCGTTCCTGCGCCAGCAGTAAGGCCCACAACGGCTGGCAATGCGCGTTCCAAGATGCCTGCATCTGGAGCAGCTTCACCAGCGCCATATAGACCACCGTAGATACCGCCACGCAATGCTTCACCAGCTATAGTTCCACCAGGGCCTACACGCGAAAGCGGCGACAGTGCGCCACCAATAACTTCACCAGCCATTGTGGTGATTGGGAATTCTTGTTGGGCAAATTCACCAGCCGCTTGAAGCCGCGCAGCCGCAGCAGGATCGACCAATGCTAATGCTTCTTCAGCAAGATTGCCAGTCAGTCCACGAATTGAACCAGCCGCCAATGCTGAACCCATACCTGGGCCAGCGCCTTCACGAACGCCTGAACGATTTGGAGTCCACCTAATTTGACGGTTAGGATCGCTTCGCAGAGCTTCAATGGTTTCAGGCGGCAAAGGCTCAGTGCCTAACTGAATGGCTAAGGCATTAACTTCCTCAATAGACTTACCGCTTTGCCATGCGCCTTGAAGAAGGCTGGCAATCTCAATATCACGGTCTGTAGCTATGCGATTGCCTTGAGCCACTTCTAATGCTGGAACGCCTCTTGGCCCAGCTTCAGGTGCAGCAGCAGCCGCTTGTTGAAACAGTGGTTTAATAACGTTGTCAAATTCTGTAGCCAAAGGCCCAGCTTGAAGACGCGCTGCCTCAATCGCTCGATTTAAGCGTTGATTTTTGACTTCGATTTCCTGAGGTGTATCGCCATACTGCGGGAAATACGAAAGAGTCTGACCAATAAGCTGCTCACGATTGTAAGCCGCGCCAGTGCCAAGCGTTAAGAGGCCATCAAGAATATCAACTTGTGCGTCGGTAATTGTGCGTCGTTCTGGGCCTGCAAGACTGCGGGTAACAACGCCTTCACCAAGAACATTGCGTGATAGTGTCTCTAGGAGTCCTGCTTGCTGCGCTTCTGGCTCTGTGGAGATGACGTTTTGAATGTCGTTTGCGCCACCAGCAATTCGGCTTAGCAAAGTTAGAACCTTGCTTTGCGCCTCTGTAGGCTTTGCATCTTGCTTAACGTCTGGATCAGCGGGGCCACCTGGAATGAACTCTAATGTTCCTTCCTCGGTAAACTTAAAACCACTTGGTGCTTTTTCGGGCTTTTCTGGCTTCTCTGGGGCGGGAGGCACATAGATGCCACCTGGCACTTGCTGCACCTGATTAGGCTTCGCTACAACAGGAGAGCTATCCCACCAATTTTCTTGAGCAGCCATCAATCAATCTCCAAAACGTCGCCGTGATCCACTAATGTCTGGAGCATTGCCCCAGCCTGGATAAGTTACATGAATTGCGCCTTTGTTGCTAGGTGCAACGCGAGCGCCTGGATACTTTTGCTTTATCAAACTAATCGCCTGAGCCGTTGTCATATTACCAGGCGGTATAAAATCTATCGAGTCACCAGCAGGATGAGAGCCAACAGTTGTCTTTGTTAGACCTTGCGCTTTTAACGACGCCTGATGACTTTTCGTCCTAAAGCCGCTTGTTGGAGTAAAACCTAAAGCGCCCAAATCCTTTACGGGGTTAATATCACTTCCCTTGAAAGTTACTGGTGGCATTGCTGCCACCACCTCCTGGCTTGGTTCTGATTGAACCATCTGGGGCTTCGTATGTCGCACCAGAAGGAAGTCTGTCGAAGTCCGCTTTTGTAGTTGGCTTAGGCAGTGGGCCTTTTTGCACATTGGTGGGCATAGGCCGTCCGCCCAAGATTGCCTGAAGCTCATCTGGTGTTCCGCTAAAGAAACCTCCATTAGGAAGACTTACGGAAATCTTTGTGCGATCACGTTTCAAAGCTTCTCTGAACTCAGCGCTTCCAGGCTCTAAACCTTCTGCGATTAAGTTTTTAACAATCGTTGTGTCGAGCTTAACGTCTGTACCGAAAATCTTTTCATGCGCCTCACCACCACCATAATTATAAATGATGGTCGATAGCACAGCTTCCCGCGCTTTCGGGTCGGTGGTCGTATTGTATGTTGCCTTAGCCCGTTCAAATGTCTGAGCTAGGTCTGGGCGCTTTGAGTTCTTCAATGCCTCAATGCGCTCATCAAATAGCTTATTCACATCTTCCGGCCTGTTTTCTCGATTGAGAATAAAGGCGGTTTGCGACGCTTCAAGAATCGCTTTTTGGTCACCTTCGCCCATCGTCTTGCGATAGCCTTCGACTTGCTCTTTCGCCTCTGGGTACTTCAGATAGAAGCTAGCAAAAGATTGCGTGTCTGGCTTTTCCATAAGCGCAGCCAAATCCGTTTGAAGGCTTTTCTGCCTTTCAATTTTTGTTCGACGATCTTGCTCGGCACGCTGTAGCGCAACAGACTCCAAGAACATCTGCCTTGGATCAGAGGCAATGGAATAATCTCTAGCCACTAAAATAATCCCTTAGCTATGCCACTAGCGCCACCCAATATGTCGCTAAACATCTTGCCACGCGCCAAAGCTCCACCAGCCTGTGCTTCGCCACGTTTGCCAAGAAGCTCTGCAATGCTACCAGCAGCCTCCATGCCAGACGCACCAACTCCAGCAGCAGAACGCTGTCCTAATTGCGTCATGCCGCCCAATCGCCCGTATTGCTGTTCAAGGAACTGATTCAGCAATTGTGGACGGAACTGAGCCAATGCTCCTTGAACGTTGCCGCCACGAAGTCCGCCAGTTGCAGATGCTTGCTGCAATATGGCTTCTTCACCCTGCTGTGTGAGTGCTTGAAAGAGTGGGCTTTGCTCTTGTCCTGATACATAAGCTTGTTGCGCTTCTGGGCCAGCAAGACCTAAAGCCGCCATCTGCGCTTGCAGGGCAGGGCCACCAGCCTCAGTGTATGGTTGCAGCAACGTCCGCAGTTCTTCGCGTGCGGCACGGGTCTCATCGACGCCAGCTTGGAGCGATGCAGCCTCAATGTTAGAAGCTTTCTTCGCCGCGCTTCCCTTTATTAAAGAGCCGCCGATGCTGGTCGCGGCAGCAATACCAGTTACTGGATCAGGCATTAGACATTTCCCTCATATACTCATCAAGGCTTTCGCCATAAAGCTTTAACACAACATGACCTATTTCCATAGCAGCCTGCGTACCGTGAACCAGTTGCACTGTTGCCAGAACAATATCATAATATCCAGCACGCCAAACAAAGCTAGTAGCGCAGGCTTTTCCTGCCAACTCAACCGTATCGGATGCCTTCCACTTTAGAATCGCAGTGCTGACCAGTGGTAGCAACACGACCATATTAGTCTGATAGAACGTATTAGATGGCAAGCCTACCAATGCGTTCCAGATTGCCATGTCAGCTTCGTCACGGTCTATCTTGTCGCCGTCAACAATGTCATCGAAAAGCTGAACGACTTGCCACAAAGCGATAAGCCATTCCACAGCGTCTTCGGGCAAGTCTAAAACTTCCACAAAGTTCCGACGCAACCAGTATTCAGGCGTTCCGCTTTTAAGCATATTAAGCTCTCATGCTATTGAGCCACCGGATGCTCTTAACGCTCGGTGGCTGCACCATATCACAATCAATCTTCAAATTCAAACTCACGTTCTTCATGCGCTTGGCAGGAGCGAAGATCATGACAGATGAACTCAAACTTATGACAGTAGCCACGGAATCCAGCGTCAACATCCCACTCGTTCCAAGGTATCTTGTCCATCTTGGCTTGTGTCAATGTGCTGTTGTCGTAATACTCGCAGTTGGAGCAGCGGCGGCGACGGGCTTCAGCCTCATCGACTTGCATAGCTACACCCAAGGCAACCCAGTATTCAGGGTTAGCGCCCTTCTCGTTGCTGGGGTTTTCAGGGCCAAGCATCCAGTCCTTGATGACCATCGCTGTGTTCTTCTTGTTCTCAGCGGTAGTGATGAATGGTTCGCTTTCGCGCATACCCGCGAAGCCTTCAATCATAATCATTGGCTTTTTCATTGTGTTACGAGCCTCCCTGAAGCGCGGATGTTGATTGCTGATGCAGTGCCAGCAATCGTTGAAATGAACCCAGATGCTGGGAGAACGTGTCCGACTAATTCAGGAAACGTATAGGTTTCGGCTGGCTGAAGCGTTTTGGTCTTGACGATAAGGTTGTCGTTTCCAGTGCTTCCAGAAGGGGCAACAAGGTTTACGCTAATCGTTGCCGCGCTTGCGCTGTAATTAGTAGCCGTAAACTTATCGATGATCGTCTGCACGCCAGGGGACGTATATTGCGTTGTCTGGCTGTTCTCTGCTGTCTTAGCAGGAATGATGTTACTAATGGATACGGCCATATCTTATTCCTTAATACAGCAAGTTGTTAAACGAAGCGGCTTGCATTATAACCCAATTTGTGCCGTTTGACACTAGTGTTGCCCAATTACCAGAAACATTAGTCAAAATCGCTGTTCCAGCCGATCCACCGCCTTGTGGAATTACGTTGCTGGAAGCCGAAACAAGGTTCTGATCTTGGTTGTTCTGGAACGTAAGATAACGCCCAGGAAATGTCGCAGCGGACGGAAGTGTCACAGTGCAAGTCGATCCAGACTTGTTATTGATAATCCATGTCTCGCCAATGCCAACCGTGAAGTCGGCTGTCTTGGTGACAGGGATTCCGCCACCGCCAGCAATAACAGAAGACGCAGGAACGTTTTCCCAACGCAACTGAGTGCTGTCATACTGAAGCAAGTCGCCATTCGCCAACCCAGTAATCTCAACGTTGCTGTCAGTAGCGCCAAGAGCGGAGCCAAATGTCGGACGCACAAACAAGATGCCGTTGGTTGCCGCATTAACAACAGACGCAACAATCACTTTAGGATTTGGCGCGGTAGGCACATTCTTGGTCAACCCGCCAGCAACGGCTGGGTTGTAATATAGTATCTGCCCGTCAACCCAAGCTTCAACGCCGCCTGTTGTGTTGACGCCTTTTACTTCACCGAACCAAGTTACATAGCCCCAGCCGTTGTTGGCTATGTTTTGTGTAGCTACACCCATGATGTATTCGCTTTGGGTGGACGTTAAGCCAGTAGCGGGAGCGGCACGCAGTCCGCCGGATGCCCCGACAGTGCCAGTAAACATTACGACTTGGCCTTCAGTGATAGCGGCTGAAGCCTTGACGCGGTAATATGTTTCTTCGCCAACGTGCTGGATGACTGCGCCACTGTCTTCCATGACAATGTTTAGCGTCTTGATAGAGTCGGCATCATCCCAATAGACTGTGCCATTCGCAGCAGGGCCAGTTGGGAATCCGCTAGGCTGCGTGTTAAACTGAAGCCAAGGAATATTGTCCTGCTGAAGCGGGGCCATCGTGCCAAGCTCATTGCGCGGAGTCACCTCAAGACTTTGCTCCAATGCGTTCAGTCGGCTTTCCAAAGACGCCACGCCAGAGTTAGCATCAGATGCCGTATTAATCAGCGCAACAAGTTCAGCAAGCGCAACGATTTGAGCAAGAGCGTCATTAGCCGCTTGGCCTGAATTGCCAGCAGCAATCTCAACGCCTGGGATAATGTCGTTCGTATTTGCATCAACGGTAGCAAATAGATTTTCGAATTGCTTAATCTGCTCGAAGTCCTGAAGGAACGAGGCAAACTGATCCCGTGTCAGACCTAATCTTCTGGGAGCTACAGCCATCAGTAAGCCAATGGCTCTATCTGCGCTTCTAGCCTAGCAAAAGACATATGGGCGTCTGATGTGCCTTGGAAGCGTTGAACGCGCCAGTTACGCATCCAGCCTTGGTGGAACCATACAAGACGCTTTGCTCGCTGCCCTGTCTTACCAGCCTTGATAAACTTCTGTTGGCTCCATGTCTGCCCGTCAATCGAGTAGCTGGTGTTAATCGTTGGGTCTAAGCCGTAAACGACTGCACCTGTTAGAGCGACAAGCTCAAGGTTCTGCAATATTGCGCCGCGACCTTCGTTGTATAGAATGGTCGTGCCGAACTCCCAGCGCACCTTCTGCCCCCAGTGCGTCGATATATCCTTTACCAGATACCCAATGGCGTTGCTGGTAGGGTCGCCTAGCAACCACTTGTCATAGCACCACACGAAGTTCTGAGCGCGATATGGAGCAAAGTCCACAAGGCTGCTTGTCAACGTGAACCAAACAGGCTGGCCCAAGTCCTGCGTTGCAGCAGCGTCAAATACAATCGTGCGATCTGGAAGGTGGATATATAGATGCTGGTGCGCTCTATCGTTCCGTGCTTCAAGCTTTACCCCAGCCAACTGCGCTTCAGTGAATGTGGCCAACAGTTCGTCAATCTCTTGCGTGCTGACCTTATTTGCCGTTGCGTTTGCGCCAAGATAAATCCCTGGGGCTTCGTTGAAACCACTGCCAAGGAACGCAACGTTCTCAAGGAATACGCAGCAAGCGTGTGTGCCGACAACGCCCTTTTCAATCTGTGCGCCTTCGATACGTTGAAACGGGAATAGGTCTCCGCCTCTGTTGTCGAACACTTCGATGGTGTGACGGTTGAGCGCATAGACTTCATTGCGTAGCTTTAGCAGGGCAACCACTGGGTCAGGGTCAACTTCTGACGAACCATATTTCAGCGGGTTCACTGCGAACGGATTGCTTAGGTCTGTGACAACAAGAAACTCGCCATCAGTGGTCATCCAGTAGCCATCAACCCACACTGTATCGAGAACAACGCCAAGGTCAGGGTCGGTGTTCTGGGCCAGCACTTGCGTGTTTATATCCCACAGGAATAGATTGTTGTTCGACGCAATGCCGATATATTCAAAGCTGTAGTCTAGCGTAACGTAATCGCCATCGTTGCCGACATCGCCCAAGATCGTCACAGCGCCGTTGCTGGCAACTGATACGAACTTGGAACCCATGACGCGGTAGCAAACACCGTTGTAGTTTATGCCGCCGCGATCAATGCCAGGGCCAGTGCCGTTGCCGACAATGCCTTCAGCGGGTCGCAAATATCCATTACTGATTCCATTAGCCTTTGGCACAGGCACAAAGTTCACCGGATAGGACGTTCTAAAGTCCGGCCCGTTGTCTGTAAATATGCCGCTCAGGATTGGAATCTGTGTCATGTATATGCTTATTCCAGTAAGATGAATCCGCCATCTTCAAGAGTCAGGAAGTCACCATTCTCTAGAAGAAGCGCACCGAGAACGGGGCCACCGTCTGCGTTGAAATAACGCAAGCGATTCCGAAGGCGCGTTAGCAGAAACATTAGAAGCCTTCACCTGGCATGATGTGGAGCGAACCACCGCCAGCAGGGGCGATGTATGCGATCCGGTCATAATCCAAGAACTTGCTGATGCTTACCTGACCGTTTGGTGGAACCAGATAGTCAGCAGTCGTTGCAGCTAGGCCAACGCCCTTACCAACGCGCACAAAGCACTCAACCGAATTGCGGCTGGTGATGCACAGCGATGTCACGTTCTTACCCAGAGCAGAGTTAGCACTGGTGTTGCCAGGGGTTACGACAATAGCTTGTCCGTAAGCTGGTGCAAATGTTCTAATATCATCCATAGTTTAATTCCTTGTCCACTTAACCTTGTCCGACCAAAAGGCCGCGCTCATTTTACCCTTAGCTATATTCTTCGCGTGCCTAGCTTTAAACGATGCGCGGCGCTTCTTGTTGGATTCGCTTTCACCTTTAGTGGCGGGTGAACCCATTACGCCCTGCTGTCCGAAGCGGATCGTCTTGATCTTATCACCTTCTTTGGCGACAACAACGTGCGACTTCTTCGGATGCGATGGTGTGCGCTTGGGTTTGTTATAACCAGCGACACCAGCACGAGTAAGGCGCGAATCCTTTTTCATCCGAAAGCTTACTTCTTTTTCTTCTTGGCTTTGGTCATCATCATTGGCTTGGCAGCTTTACCAGCGGCCTTCTTTGCCATCGCCATACCCTTTGAGCCATAGCTCATTTTTCCGCCACCCATTTTCATTTCAATTCTCCATTAACTAAGTTTAACTTATCCAACACGCCAGATAATGCCGTCGCTGAATACTGGAATTTGGTTTGAACCACCACCAGCAGCGGCAGCGTTGAACGTTGTCGTGTTGCAGTTTGTGATGAATGCACGCGCACCAGTATTACCAACAGCATTCGGCAACTGGTCAAAGCGCACAGGCGTTGTCTGAACCGAAGTACAAACAACAGCGCCAAAGTTTTGCTCAATGAACTGAGTGAATGTTGTGATCGAAGCGCGGCGGGAGTCACCTTGGTTTGGAACATAAAGGACGAGATTGTCGCCCATTGAAAGCTGCGTGATAAGCGGAAGCTGATTGATAGTAGGCATTGATTAACTCCATTCAAGAGGGCCATCAGGCCCAGCATTTACAGGGTCATAAGGGCGATTGACGTAAGGGTTATCCCAACGCCAAGGCTTGTTGCCCTGACCGATTGGCATTGTTGAAGGCAACTGCTGTTCTAGCGGATAGGTTGCGCGTTGCAGCAAGACATTGAAAGCGCCCTTAGCTGATACCTTTGTGTCAGCAGCGACTACCTTACCGTAGCCAGGAGCAATCCGAATGGCGAGGTTGGTGATGATAGCTTCCCATGCACTGTCAGGCACATTGGTTTGTTCGTCTAGGTCGCTGTCTTGTGGGCTGCTTGGCATTGCGTAGCCCAGACGAATGCCCATAGCGTTCCATTCAGCCATCATGGAATCTAAGCGACGCAAAGCAGCTTCTAGCTGTTCAGGCTGAAGGTCAAAGACATAATCTGCCAAGCCTATTTCTTCAAAGGCTGACGTTACGAACTGTCTTTTCGTGTACCCCATTTAGACCTCCAAGGCCGCTGTGATGCGATCTGACAGCGTTATATCAGAAGTTCGTGAATTAAACGATACCCCTAATTCTTTGGCTTTCGATTCTAGTTCCTCACGGGTTGGGCCGGAGACTTCATCAATCTCAACAGCCTTAACCTCTGGCTTTAAGGGGTGAGCTGCAATCAACGCCTCCTCGTATGACGCAGACCAGCCTTTAGCGATCAATGCGTCGAATGCTTCCTGATCCGCAACGCCTCTGTAGGCAAAGCTCTTGCCACGGGGCTTCTTATGTGGGCCAGGGGTGCGATAAACTATCGTGGGAAAGTCTGTCATTTCTTTTTGCCTTTCATTGGCTTGGCAGTCTTTGCAGCGGCGACAAATGCAGCAGCAGTCGGTGCGCCTTTGCTACCAACCTTACGCATACGTTCTGGAGTCTTGCCAGCAGCTTTCTGGGCTTCGATGCGTTTGCGCTTCTTGGCGATATTGGCGTAAAGACCAGCCTTCATTTCTTTGCCTTCCGCTTAGGAGCCTTCGATGGCTTCCCTGCTTTCATGGCAGCATCGCGTGCAACGTTCAGCGCAATAGCGATGGCTTGCTTTTTAGGGCGACCAGACTTTTCTTCCATCTTGATGTTCTTGCCGATGGTTGCGCGGCTGTAACCTTTTTTCAATGGCATTGGTTCACTCCCTAAAGAAGGTCGGGGGGGATGACTTCCAAATCCCCCCCTTCCTATTAGACTTACGTCTGGTTGAAAAGCAGGATGCCTGCCATTTCAGGGTTCGTCATGACCACACCATACAGTGTGTCCAGCGTGTAAAGCGTCTGGAAGGTCAGTGGATCGAACTTCTTGGTCATGACCAATTCGATGCCCTGATCCGTCGATGCACGAAGAACGTCAACGCCTGCGCCATCTGGAACAGCATAGCGACCTGGGAGGAGTTCAATCGAATCCTTGCGCCAGAATGGGTTGATGTTCGAAGCTGCAACGTTCAAGAAGTTGAGCGGAGCAGCCGAAGCAGCTGCAACCAGTTCAACGTTCTTGTACTGCAATTCAGCATCAGTTGCTGGAGCAGTTGCCGCAATGATCGGTGGCGAGATGACCATCGAAGTGCCGTTAACGACTTCAATGACGCGGAACGTCTTGAGTTCGCCAGTCGAACGCTTCGTGATGTGGTGAACAGCTTCAATGCCATCGATTGTGAACGCATCGCCAGCAACAACGCCAGTTGTCGAGGAGACAGTGACGGTCTGATAGCGGTTGTCTACGTTCAGGATGCCCGAAACGCTGTTCGTTGTCGCCTGTGGAACATACTGAGCCTGAGCGCCAGTAGTGTTGATGGTGACAGTTGCAGAGTTAGCAGCACAACGGTTTGCATAGTCAAGCTTGTAGGTCTGGAAGCTTGCGACTTCACCGACGAACGAACGCTCGTATGCGTTAGCCGACTTCGTGCCAGTGAACGAGCGAGTTGCAATCGCCAAGTTGCCAGCCATGCCGTTGTAATCGC